CAGATCAGAAAGATGAAAGAGTAGCACATGGCAGAAAGGAAATCCATTACTACTGAACTAGCAGAGGAAGTACCAACCGAGTGGTGGGACGAAGTCATGGAAAGGGCTAGGACCATTGGTGACAAGAGGCACATTGAGCATTGGAACCCGCGCAAGGCCGCCAAGGCACTGTGGATGCTGGCACAGGGCAACTCTATCCTCGGCATATCGCAGCAGACGGGTCTAGACAGGCAGACTATCCGTAGCCTGTCATGGCGACACACAGACACCCTAGAGACGAAGCGTAAGGAGTTCTCCAAGTCCTGCGCTCTCGCCGCCGAGGAGTTTACCGACCTGATATTCGCAAGGGCGCAGCAACTGCATGAGAACCCCGAGGAGTTGGCTAAGATATCGCCAGACAAGTTGGCACTAACGGTTGGCATCATGCTGGACAAGTCAACCCAGCTTGCTGGTATGGCATCTACCATCATTGAGCATCGTAAGGGTACGTCCATCAGTGACGCTGCACTCATCATCGCCGAGGCTAGGGCTAGGATTGCCAATAAGGTCAAGGTGGTAACCATTGAGGCCGAACTAGCATGATCAAGGAGCCGCAATCAAAGTTTGATGAGCCAGTCTTTAAGCACTACGTTGTAGAGCATGATGGCGTTAAATACGGTTGCAACACGCTTGTGTACGCATCTTACCTAGCCGAGAAGTTTGACTCTAAAATCTGGGACATAGTGCTTGAGAAGCATATCATCCCGTTCATTGGAATATGCAGGCATTGTGAGAAGCGCAGGAAACTCCATTTTGTTGACGGCAACCGAGGATCATTCCCAGCCGAGGACGATGCATTTGGATGCGACAAGTGTAACAGTGCATACAGAATTGTCGATGTACTCATGGAGACCAACGCATACAGGAGCAAGTAATGATCTGGCGGCAACACCCAATCCTAGTCGCTCCAACTGACGAGGAAATCGTCGAGATGGAACCAGAGGAACTGGTATCCTTGCACGGCATATACCATGAGGCGATTGATAACGCCGAGAAAGACCCGTACAGGTATGGGTTCAGGTTACCGCACTGGGAAAAGGCAGAGGAGCAATTGTCACAAGTCTCTGAGATTCTAGCACTTGGAGGTAACAGATCGTCAAAAACTTCCTGGGGTTCGTACTGCGTGGTCAAGGCGGCAGTAGAAAATCCTAACTCAGAAATATTCTGTTTTTCGCAGACATCCGAGGTGAGTATTCGCCAGCAGCAGAGTTCCATCTGGCACTGGTTGCCGCAGGAGTTTAAGCAGAAGCAGACGAGCAGCACTTCGTACATAAGCTATAAGAAGAAGACTGGGTTTACTGACTCGTCTTTGATCCTGCCTAATGGTAGTCAGATCATTTTTAAGACGTATAGCCAGTACCAGAACAACCCAACCATCCTTGAGGGTGCTGAACTCGGTTCAAAGAATTGCTCATGGCACAATATTGGTGTCTGGCTTGACGAGTACCTCCTAGGACCGGAGTTGATCGACACACTCCGATTTCGACTTGCGACTAGAGATTCAAAGTTGCTACTTACGTTTACCCCTATTGACGGGTGGACTGAGGTGATCAAGACTTACCTAGACGGTGCTACCACCATTGAGTCCCGAGGTGCTGAGTTGCTGGGTGGCGAGCTTGTGCCTTACGTCCAACGCAGCAAGAAGCGTAACGCGAGCATACACTACTTCCACTCGCAGGATAACCCATTCGGTGGGTACAGCCGTATCAAGGAAGACCTAGCCAACAGGTCTAGGGAGGAAATACTAATCCGTGCGTATGGTGTGCCGGTGAAGTCACACGCTACCAAGTTTCCAAAGTTTAACAAGATGGTCAACGTGGTGGAACCGTCTAGCATACCCACTGAGGACGTTACTAGGTACTTCATCGTTGACCCAGCGGGGGCTAAGAACTGGTTCATGTGCTGGATTGCAGTTGACTCAACCGACACATACTGGGTGTACCGAGAGTGGCCTAGTGTTGACGTTGGTGACTGGGCCGAGTGGAAGCACGGCAAGTGGGTTGTGGGTGCTGGTGCTAAGGGGCAGGGTTGCGGCATCAAGGACTACATCGACCTAATCCTAGGCATGGAGGAGGGCGAGGAGATATTTGAGAGACTGATTGACCCTAGACTTGGTGCTGCACAGTACCAAGGGCATGACGGGTCATCTAGTATCATCGAAGACTTGTCCGATCAGGGCATGGTATGCATACCTGCCCCTGGTCTTGGCATTGAGGACGGGCTACAGGCATTGATCTCTAAAATGTCTTATGATACCAGCAAGTCGCTTGACTCGGTGAACCGTCCGAGGTTCTATGTGAGTTCTGATTGCCAGAACATCATACAGGCACTATCCGAGTACACTGGTGACGGTGGGCTTAAGGAGGCTTGGAAAGACCCTGTGGACGTGTTACGCTATGCCTGCATAGCCGCCATCGACCATGTAGACCAGAATGCAATGTTTGCCACCAAGCGTAACACCGGAGGATACTAATTTATGAAAACCAAAAAGAAAGCCGTAGCAACCAAAAAGCCTAGGATTAAAGTTTCCCAGTTGGACATGATCATAGAGAACCCACCAGAGGCGCAGGAAGGGGTCTTAAAGGGGCCTACGTCTGCTCCAAAGGATATTTATGACATCAAGGTCATTAAGCTCGCAAACAACCCCAGATTCGTGTATGGATCACTTGATGGAATGCGGGTGGATATCGTCGTAGGAAACAGGCGCATACCATCGGTCAACAGCGTCGTCACATGCGAGCGTACCGAGGAAGAAAACAGATTTAAAATCGTATAAATAAAACCATGAAAGATAACCACGAAATCGCCGAGGGCGAGGCAATGATCTACGCATCTGAGGAACCAGATATCGAAATGCTTACTGCTGCGTATGACTCCGCTAACATTGACCTTGACGAGTACTACGAGGTGTGCCGCCGGAGCTACGACGAACGCAGGAACTACTGGCCTGGGAAGACCGACGACATGCGTAAGAATGACAGCAATGCATTCCCGTGGACTGGTGCTTCAGACCAAGAGGTGAACACGATTGGCGAGCGTATCTCGACCTATGTGTCACTATTCCTAACTGCCTTGTCCAAGAGTCACATCAAGGCGTTTCCAACTAGCATGGCATCACTGTCACGGGCTAGCATGGTCTCTGGGTTCCTCAAGTGGATGCGCTCGACGTACATCCCAGACTTTGCCAACCACATGGAACTAGGTGCTAACCACCTGCTCGAGAAGGGCATCATGGTAACGTATGTAGGATGGCAACGTGAGTTACGCACATACCTACAGACCGTCACCCTCGATGACGTTGCGCAGCAGATGCCAGAGGTGGTCGAGTTTATCCTCGACGGGAGCGACGACGAGGGTGTCATTGCCATGATCATGCAGGCTATGCCGCATTTAGGCAAGAAACGTGCGAAGAAGGTAGTGCTAGACCTGCGGAAGACTGGGTCTGCTACCATCCCAGTACCAAGGTTGTCGGTAAACCGTCCAATCGTCAACTCATGCGCCCCAGACGGTGAGGTCATGTTCCCACCATACATATCAGACATCCAACGCTCGCCATGGGTGTTTTGGAAGACCTATGTAACCGGGCAAGAACTGGAGAAGAAGATCATCACCGAGGGTTGGGACGAGGAGTGGGTTGACAACGCACAGCAAAACCTCCGTGGACGAGATAGCTACATGATGGAGAACAAGCAAAAATCATCCGAGCGCATGCCCATCAAGGACGAGGGCGACCTCATTATGCTTCTGTACGCATACCAACGCCTGATCGACGAGGACGGAGCTGAGGGGATCTATTGCACGGTGTTCAACCCTAACGCCGAGGGCTACGCCAAGCATGAATTGATGAACGGGCATGACTCGTACCCATTCGTGGTTACGCGCCTTTCCATCGACCAACGCAGGTTGTACGAGACCACTAACTTTACCGACATCCTCCGTGGTAGCCAGATGCAGATCAAGACCGAGCGTGATAGCCGCATCGACCGATCATCGATGGCAACGTTGCCACCGTTAATGCACCCCGCTGGGCGACCACCTAGCGACTGGGGTCCAGGTGTGCGTTTGCCATACAGACGCATGGGCGAGATTGCGTGGGGACCAATCCCACCAGTAGACAATGGCTCTGGAGAGATCGAGGTATCCATGACTCTACAGGCAGACCGCGCTGTTGGCCTCGACTTCAACAACCCGCTGTCATCGGTTCGCCAGCAGTTCTTCGTTGATAAGTTCCTATCACACGTCCGCGACGTGCTTAACGTGGCATGGAAGCTATACCAGCGCATCGGACCAGACGAGGTGTTCTTCCAAGTGACGGGCAACCCAAACCCGCAGACCATGACGAAGGGTGACCCAGACGAGACGTTTGCCATCACCGTTGCCTTTGACACGCAGTCCAATGATCCAGAGGTTGCTGAGACCCAGCTAAAGGGCATGATTAGCCTTGCACAACTAGACCGCAATGGTATCGTGGACATCAATAAAATGCTTGAGTTCGCCGCCAGTGCCATCAACCCAGTCTTTGCTGACTATGTGCTGCAACCCGTCGATGCTGCGCAGGAGAAGATGATGAAGAGCGTTACTGACGACCTAGCCAAACTATATGCCGGCATTGAGGTTCCGGCACAGGCTAACGGGGCGCAGATTGCCATGCAGATCATCCAGTCATACGTCCAGCAACCAGACGTTGCGGATCGGGCGCAGAACGACGAGGCATTCGGACAACGCCTACAGAAGTATGCTAGTCAGTACCAGTTCATGCAGCAACAGGCACAGAACGCCGAGATCGGCAAGATCGGTACTGCACCCGCCCAGATGGGTGGTACGCAGACACAAGGTATGTCACAACAGTAATTTCAAAAAGCTAGGTCTAGCCCAAACCAGGTATTATCGAATTGGGCCGCAGTTTTCAGCTTCTGCAATATCTACTAACAAATAAAATAAACTATGAAACAAGGACTATACGCAAATATTAATGCTAAGAAAGCTCGTATCAAAGCAGGTTCTGGCGAGAAGATGAACAAAGTTGGCAGCAAGAAAGCACCTACTGCCAGTGACTTCAAGCAAGCAACTAAAACTGCCAAAAAGAAATGAGTGCTGGTTCTAAACACTACACTAAACAATGAAATAATATGACACCAATACCGAAACCAACATTACAGCAGGCAATCGACGGCATCAGCGACCGAGACGAGTACAAGGTTATCGTGACATTTATCCGCGAGGAACGTGAACGATGCTTTGGAGACCTAAAGTCGGCAGACTCGTCGAATGACGTGATGCGGATCGCAGGCTCAATTTCAGCATTGGACGAACTACTTGGATTACTTGGTTGACATATACCACAAGTAGGGTACAACTAGATCGCACGGTGTTCGTGTTTTCATTGTTGTTGTGTTAACAAAGGCCTCCAAGGCTAAAAATCTTGGGGGTCTTTTACTTTAAAGACACTATCCCGTATATCATCAATCTTTATTATTGTGCAAACCCCCCCACCCCCCATTGAAAAACGGATAGGCAGGGGGTGACCCTCCTCGCCTTGTTTTTATTCCCGCGAAGATTTAACCCCAAGGAATCTTTTCCCGCTCGCTTTTGGTCTGTGCGCGGATGTGAACAGTTGGGATACCAGACCTAAAAAGAAAAAGCCCCAAAACCTAGTGTTACAGACTAAGTCTTGGAGCCTTTAAGGGTTACCCCTTGAGAGTTTCAAAACAAGACTGTAACTCTCGTCAAGCACACAATAGCTGGGCGAATCAGATTGTCAACAACCTTCTTTAAATCAAAAAAATCAGCAAACGAAACAATTCAGTTGATATATATCAATTCCCCCTACAACAAATATACATCGCCTCCGCTGGGCGTTAACTAGTGTCTCGCCATGAACGAAAATAACGCTACCGCTGAGGCTGAATCAGTGTCCAATAACATATCGGTCGAAGAGTTAATCGCTCTAAGATCACAAACAGCACCAGAACCTGAATCCGAGGAACCTGTAGAGGTCACCGAGGACGACGAAACGGATGACTGGGATGAGGAACCCAAGGCAGAGGAACCACCGGAAACGGATGACAAGCCAGAAGCCGAGGAAGAGACTCCCGAAAAACCGTCTGGGGAAATAGATCTGCTAGACCTATCCGTCGAACAAATCCAAGAACTAGCTCGCAAAGGCAAGAGTCGGCTACTATCCCGTGTTGGGGAGTTAACCGCTCAGAAGAAAGCCCTAGAACTACAACTGGACGAAGCGCGGGAGATCAGTTCGATTTCCACGGCAACCAATTACGAAGTAAATCCGTTTCAGAAAATCACTGATCCGAACGAGCTGAATAAAAAGTTTCAAGAATTTGAGACGATGGTCGCTGAGACTGACAGAATCCTAAAGGAACATAAAGGTTACGCCGACGAAGATATCATTGAGGTCGGAGACGAGGAGTTCACAAAGGAGGACATTGACTTGGCTAACAGGAAGGCGCGAGACGCTATGGCAAAGCATCTACCACGGAGGTACAACGACATTGTTCGTGAAGGCCAACGGGAGGAGATGGCTAAACAATTTCAGTCGATCACAATCGACGAGGTTCCTGAGATTCAAGACGAGCAGTCGGAAATTGGAAAGCAGTATCTAGCCATGCTGTCAGACCCACTGTTGAAACAGGTTAAACTACATGTACCAGATTTAGCACCACAACTGCCATATCTACTAGCACATGCAGTCCGCTCAATTCACAGGGCAAACAAGATGAAGTCTGCTAAGGCAGCGGGGGTTAAGGCTGAGACCAGAGTGTCCAGTTCCCCGTTAAGTGCCTCAGCAAGCCCATCCCGCCCGTCGAAGAAGGTTGCACCTAAAAACAACACGGAATCCATCTCGGTGGATGACTGGGTCGCATCCAGAATCGCTCAATACAAATAAATTTAGAAACTAATATTATGGCACTATCAAATACATATAGCCCAACCGCACCAGCTGCAACAACTGGTACTGGTTCCGCAGTAGCAAATCGTGAAGATTTGAGCAACGAATTGACCATCCTCGCACCAGAGGACACACCTATCCTTAGCCTCTGCCCAAAGCTCAAGACCACCAGTACTTTCTACGAGTGGACTGTGGACAAGCTGTCTGACCCTGTTACCACTGGTGTGTTGGAAAATGCTGACGTTTCTTCCTTCACTGACCAATTTGCAAGTCGCGGCCGTATCGGAAATTACGTCCAAATTTTCCGTGATAACTATCAGGTAAGCAATTTGCAACAGGCAACTACATCTGTTGGTCCTGCGAACATTGCCCAAGCGGAAGCTAAAAGCATGCGCCAACTTAAGCGCAATATTGAAGC